AGAATCTCTAGCAGTTTGCGACGCTCTTCACGGTCTTGCGCCTCGATGTCATCTCGCTGTGAGTCCTTCTCGCGCCTCAGCATATCCTTAATGATTGCAAACTCCGTGTTGTGCCTCTTCTCAGCGTGTCGGTCTCGCTGGTATTCCGACTGTAGACTACCTGCAGGACACACCGCAAAGCCATACTTGTCAAACTCAGCCCGACGGGGATGGTCAGCGTGTAGCCAACAGAGTTCCGTACCCTTCGGAGGTCGGAAACCAGGGTCACGAAGAGTGAATACTAGCTCCCCTGTGAACGGCCCATCGTTATACCGCTGCTTCAGTTTGGGTGACAAGTTGTTAATGTTGATAATACTGGGGTCACCCGTCTGACGATTGTACAGAGTTACATACCCCGCACTCTCAACAGACGCCACCACACTTGGGAAGGGAGTTTCCTCACTCTTTCCTGTGTCTACAATAGTTCCAGGCGGCATATCCCCTGGTTCCTGTGCCCTGTCCATGTCTCCCTGAAGGAAGGCAATGATTTCCTCGTTGTCGTCGGAGTCAGGTGCCATGTTCTGATTGTCCTTAGGCATAGTGCTTTTTCCCCTTTCTGTATGCCCTAATTCCCTCGTTCAAGTCGTTGTACCTTCGCCAGAACTTCTCGGAATCTGGCACTGGTATCGCCTCGTGCAAGTAACTTGGCTCGTTCAGTCGCAGGGTTTCAGCCATTTCCTTTAGCTCTCCCACTGTATGTACCCAAAAGCTGGGAATACGGAACTGAATAGCGTCGAAGTCTGAGGCCAAACCCAAGTCCTCTCGGTATTCAGCCAATTGGTCGTTACGATTTACTATGATGATTTGGTAGCGGCGCATTGTCTGCCCCACTCCCGTGATGGCATCCGACAGAGGAGAGAGGAGGTTAACTTCGGATAGACCGTATGCCAATTCGTCGGCGTACACTACGGTCGCTGGAAACGTAAGCCCTTCCACCGTTTTTCTCCCTTATCCTTTCATCTAAGTTTTGCCTAGTTTTGAGTAGTTTCTCTTCACGTTTGAGAATCTCGGCTAGGCGAGCCTCATCCTCCTCTGTCGCTACCTCGAAGAACACTATTCTTCCTTTTCTTTCTCTGGCTCGGACAACCTAAGAATTTCATTTTCCAATAGACGGATTTTGACCATAGCCTCACCATATAGTTGAAATAGAAACTCTATAGGTACGTTCATGATATTAACTAACCATCGTCTCAAGCTTGGCAATCTTCTCGTTCAGAGCCTTGATAGCCAAAACGGTGTACCCAAACGTGTTGATGGGGTTAAGAATCCGCCCCTTGTAATGTGTTGCCCACGGAGCTTCGTCAGCCATGATTCCCGTGTATGTAGTGGTTAGGTCGCCCGTAGAGATAACATGCTCATCACTCTCAGCCTTACTCTTGTACTGGAAGTCATACACAGGAGTTGCAATTATCTGAGAGAGCACTTCCTGTGCATCGGTTCGTTCCCCCTGAACATTCTTATATTCACGGAGGCAGGCGGCAGCGGCCCAATCACACTCGGCAGCAGCACCACCAGAGGTAAGCTGCTCCCCATCTGCACCAACACCATCTGCACCAGCAGTAATGGTTAGTTCAAATTTAACATCAGCCGAAAAGATAGCGGCAACTGCTACGTCCAAATCGTTTGCATCAAAGTCAAAAACCTCAGTGCCGTTGTAAACAGCCGCGAGGCGACCATTATGAATATCACGCAACCATCCCTTATGAACAGGACTTGTTGCCATTTCGTTTTCCTTTCCTAGCAGCTAAGGCTGCACTTGATAGGTGAGGGGTGATTTCACTAGGCTCACCCCTCGTAAGCCTTGCTATTCAATTGTTACGTAGTCCACTCACGGAAGCCCCGTGCCCAGAAGTAGTCACACTCCAGAAGAGGGTCACCTGTAGATTCCGCCAGGAGATACAGCACGGGGTAAACTAGCGCCGTCTGGTCGAAAGTACCTGCCCTAAGTTCGGCAACAGGGGTCAACCCAAGCTGGTTCCCCATCCCAGGCCCACCGAAGTAGCCAGAGCACTTACCGCTAGGAGCAATCTCGACCTTAGCGACGTACCACGAATCTGCAGTGATAGTGCAACCAGCGCGGATACCCAAGGCACCAAGCGTGGTCGAGCCCTCACGAGCAAAATCGAGGGCAGCGGTCGTGGCCTCTGCCCCGTCCAGTGAGTAGTGGAATCTGAAGTCATCCGTGGTGGCACCCGTGTCAGCGTAGAAACCAACCGCGTTACCAGCATCGTTTGAAGTCAGAGTCGAGCCACTCAGAGTGAACGGGTTAATGGGCTCGGCCAAGGCAACCGTCTCGGCCCAACCCACGAATACACGCAGGTCTGTCGCTGAGGCACCCTTGAACCGCGCACCCATACTAATAGTACCGTTGGTGGAGGGCTGCATCGGCGCACCGAACATAGCAATACCGTCACCGGCTCCGGCAGCGCCACTGAAGGAAGCAACACCACCGGACTCGTCTACTGTGTTGATGAAGTCAACAGCACCGCTCACGGCAACCAAAGAGATTTGGTTATACCGTGTGCCCGCTGTTGCGTCTGCAATTGAGGCGGTGGCATTATAACCACCAAAGTCCTCGAAAAATCCTATTCGGCCAAATTCGTCCTGAATGGCCATTATTTAGTTGTCCTTTCTACCTCGTCCTGAGGTGATTGGGTTACGACGTGGGTGCGGTAGCATCACTCATGATTTCGTACAGCCAGTTGCCAACTGAACGTTCGCCATAGGCGTACTCATCGTAGAGGATGACTTCGTCGGCACCACCGCCGAGCTTTTCGTTACGCAGGTTAACCATCCGAGGAGAGCGACCCTGCACGAGAATAATCGCTTCCTTGGCGAAGACACCACCCTTGACATCNGGNGTTGCGTCCGCTGCCAGAAGGTTGTCCTCGAAAATCTGAACACCGGAGATGGAACCTCTAAAGCCTTCCTTGAAGACACGGGCGGTTTCACCTTCGGGGATGTTGTATGTACCAACACCAGCCGTCACCACATCGAACAGGTCTTTAATCTGATAGGGGTGAAGGACAGCGTAGTGTGGGGGGTTGGAGGGTTCTGCTGTTCCGCCAAGGCGGGCACGGGAGGCCGCAGCCGCAATGTGGCCAGAAGTGAGAGTGTTACCAGTACCAGGGAGAGAGGTCGTAGCACCGTCGAGCATTGTGTGCCCGTCCTGTGCCTTCTTCCTCTCAACCGCGTTCTGAGCCAGCCCACCAATCTTCGCAAGAGCGTTCTTGGCGATGCGAGCCTTCACTCGGTCGGTAACGACTGTGTGAATTCCGATAACGGACGGGGTGACGGAGATGAGAGCGTCCGAAAGCTGCTGAGGGTTATCCAACTGTGTCGTTTCAGTGATATTCTGACTTGCCAGAGCAGCGAAACTAACCTCACGCCAGGACAACCCAGTCCCTTCTCCGAGAGTCTGGTTCTCTACGAGCCGCTGCACCGTGCCCTCGTACTCTCGCACGATACGGGCCGAGGCAACCATCGTAGGTAGACTATCGCCTAGAGAACCAGTATTGGTTTCTCCTGATGCCATTTCTATTTTCCTTTATTAAGTTTGTATCCCCCGCTTGGCAAGAATTTCCTTGAGGACTTTGGTTGGTGTGTTCGGGTTTTCGAGGAGTGCATCCTCGTCAGCCGTTGCCACATTACCTGTGGCTCCTGACACATTTTCGTCAGGCCCGCCCTCTTTGTCTCTGCGAGAGAGTCCATATTCTGTTAGTTTGGCATCCAATTCTGCAGCAAAAGCTTTTTGAGCCGTGGCGATGGACACCTCTATCGCCTGTGATTCCCGTGCCTTAGATAGACCAATCATGAAATCTACCACGTTGCCTTGCTTATCAATGACATCTTGGTAAACCTCATCAATCCTGTCTTGTCCTAACCCACGGAATTCAGGGTGTTCCTTTAGAATACCCTCTAGCGCACCTGAGAACTGCACTGCTGCATCCTGCATACTCCTTGTACTTTGGAGAGTCTGGGCAGTGCGCTTACCTAAACCCTCATAGTCCTCATCGTCAACTAAGGACAGCAACTCATCCTGTTCGCGCTGTGCTTTGGAAGCAGCAAGCCTTTGGCTCTGCTCCACTCGCATACGCTTCTCGATAGTCGCAGCCCTCTTGTCGGCCTCGGACTGAATTATTTTTGCGAGCCGTTCATCCTTAACCAAAGAAGCAATCTGCTCATCGGTCAATGTTACGGTCTTATCCGTCGCATCGGATGTAGTCTCGTCGGTTGTCTCTTTCGTCTGGTCGGTAGACTCCTCGGTGGAAGTCGTATCCTCGTCCAGCATGGAAACCTCCTGTCTTGAAACTAATCATTCTTACCTAATCTTCATTATAACACACTTAGGCAAGTTTGTCAAGTCCTGCACAGAATTATCTCATTCCATACAGTTTTGCCCAGTCTACCTTGAGTTCGTCAGATAAATCTTCGTAGGTGAATGGGTAGAAAACTGCCAAATCCCCGTTGGACATCGTTATCTTTTCCTGCTCATCGCTGAGAACCATACTCTTCAGACCCTCGAAGGTAGCGAAGAAGGCGACAGCAGCAAGCTTAGAATATTGAGGAATAGACCCCATCATTGCTATAATCTTTCGGCGGTCGATGGATACACCGGATAGAGTTGCCATGTCGTGTAGAGTAGAGGCCCACTCAAGGAGTTGGTCAACCTGTTTACTTTCGTCTCCAGTGAGTCCCTTATATTTCGGAGCATCAAACCACCGTCGAAGGTCAGTACGAGTAGAAATTAGGCGAGTATTTGCGTCTTTACCCTTCCTTGACGTAATCCTACCATCCTTGCCAGACTCAATGAAGCCTCTCATAGCAGGGGACATCTGGTTCAGGATACTCTGTTGAGCAGCTTTGTACCCCTCTGGGTCGGGAGTAATTCCATCCGCTGCCTTATAACTATCATAATTCAGTGCATGATAGTCTCGCAGAAGTTTGATGTCGTTCCCCTGTACTTCGGGCAAGTCATCTGGATTGAGCCCAAGGTCTAGAAGTGTCTGGTCGTTATATGAGTTCT